TTCTGTGCGGAACGTGCAGATTGAATGTTAGGATGAAAAGTGTTAAAGTTGAACCAGTCTTGGGCGTTACGTTTCTCAATTTTTTTGTCAAACATCAAAAAAGCGTGGAGATGTGGCTGTCCGTCTTCGTGTAATTCTCTTGAAACACAAACGTATTCCGGTTCGGGGCGCAACGCGATCAAGAACGCGAGAAGGTCTAGCTTGTCCGTGTTACATTGTGGATAAGTTAGCATAACAGATTTAGCAGATAGACGATAGTTAGTAATAGTTGTGGCAGCTTGAACTTGCATAGGAGTAGCCATAATGAAGGACGCCAAGTTTTGAGGATTAATATTACCCTCAAAACTCAGCGTCAGCGTCTATTCATATAGCTAAATGCTCGAAAGTAGCTCGTTTTTCCAACGTGTGGGATGAAATTGAGCTGTGCACTACTGGCCGCGGTTCGATTCTTACAAGTGGAAAAATTTTTAATTTTTTTAGTATATAAGCGCGAGTACCTCCCACTTTTTGTCATGTTAAAATGGCTAAAGCAAAAAGTTACAAAAGATTCAAACCAAAAGGAAGAAGTAGCTGGGTTGCAGGAGCAGTTGGACTTGCTGGAAAAGCTTGGGATAATAGAAGCAAGTTTAGACAGGCTTTCACTACTGCAAAGAAGCTCATTGGTAGTACCAGGGTCGCTACCAAGCGTAAGCAAACAGGAGGTCCATCTCGTTCGTACACCAACCGTATCAAGAAAGGTAAGAAGCTTAGTATCACAAGAGGAACCCCTGGGGCCTCACACTCACTTACCCAATATATCAAACTCGGAAATGGACCAATGAAAAGGGTTAATGTCACTTTTCATCATACTTATCAACGAGTTATAAGTAATGTGCAAGGATTACAACAAGTAGACTGGCTAAATTGTATTATGGGAAGGTTAGCAAATAATGTTGGAGATACAGCTGTTGTATCTAGAAACAGTAAAACAGATTACGGTAGTAATCTGTTTGAAATGATCCCTCCTTATCAAACGCAAGGTAATTTTTATCAAATAGGCTATCCTGCAACTGTTTCGAACAATCGCAGGTTATATGTTAATGACATTACCTCTCAACTTAGTGTAACCAATCATTCCAACATAGCTTGTCATGTTGAAATATATTGGGTTGCACCTGTCAAAAATCAAATTGATGACCCAGTTACTGCATGGAACAAAGCAATTATTTTAGAAAGAGCAGGTCAACAAACTCAAATGACCAATCAAGCTGCTGTTGCTGGTACAACTGTGTTGTCCGGCTATAGCGTAGGTCTAGGCTATGGTTTATATGATATGAACCCTAGAATGACCAAACATTTTAAAAAACTGTGGAACATTAAAAAATATAATCATCTTAAACTTGGCCCAGGTCAAATTGAAGATATAGTTACACATATTAAGTATGGCAAGAGCTATTCACAAGCTGTTGACGATCAAGAAACGAGTGAATTCATTACTGGTAGTACGCTTGTACCTATGGTTATTGTTAAAGGCCAACCAGTTATATTAAAAACTGCAGGTGAAACCACCTATGGTATTGCGGAAGTTGGGTTCATTCACAAGCAAATTATCAATTTGGGTGTTATTAATGATGAACAATTGAGAGCTACTCGAATTACAAACGGTATCCTTGTCAACACAGGTTATACCGGTGGTGTTATTGATGAAGATGGAGATGCAACCACTAATCAAGTCGTAACTTAATGCCAACTACTACAAGCAAACTGTTAAAAGGAGGGAGGTTCCGGGTGACCGGGACCGATTTAGGTAGGTTAGGGGGACGTAGTCCGTGCGAAGCACAAGTTATTCAATACACTTTATTTAATAATTCAACAAATAAGCAATTTTCTTTAAACCAATCCATATCTTCATTTTTAATGTTGGGATGGTGATTGGTCAAGTAAATACAACACTTTCCCCACTTAACAGTCTTAACTTTCATATACTTTCCTGAAATCTGGAAAGTAAGTTGCCCGCCGAAGAACCCTTTCTTATTGGGAATGTAGTCCCATTCGAAGTCGTCGAATATGATGTATCTCGCTGTATCATCCCAGTCGTCTTTGAAGTTTGCCAAGTGGTTGAAGTACATATGGTGGCCCAGTGAACGCGCCCATTCCGTCTTCCCGAGCTTCGAGGCTCCAATAAGGACCAAAGACTTTTTGCGCCGTTTGTCGGAGTTGAATTCAGTCTCAAACCATCTTGTAACTATTTCTGGTAAGCGAAATTCTGTAAACGGAGATACATAGGGTTCTTTCTTTTCTGCAAAATGTTTTTTGCCAAAGTATTCTAGACGTTCATGATTTAATACATAGTCTCTTGGGTAGTGCAATTGGCACAATTGCAAGAACTCTTCATAAGATTTAGCTTCTGAGACCACTAAGGACCAATTTTTTTTATTAGATGGTAAATTTATAATGCCTATTGAACAATAATTTCCATTGTATATCCCAAGAATTACCATGTTCAACAAAGTCACCATCCTTTCTAACGTAGTCGTAGCATTTCTGTGCGGAACGTGCAGATTGAATGTTAGGATGAAAAGTGTTAAAGTTGAACCAGTCTTGGGCGTTACGTTTCTCAATTTTTTTGTCAAACATCAAAAAAGCGTGGAGATGTGGCTGTC